GCGTGAGCAGTTAGGCGTGACTGAGGTAGCAGACCCAGAGCAGTATGACCAGCGGTTCTACTGGGGCGTAGGCAATCCTAAACTCCTAAATGACCGTGAGGAGTCTGACGAGCAGGGTAACCCCATGTACGTCAAAGTCTTGGGCGTGGTTGATGGCCAACCTGCGATGGTTGACTCAGCAGAGCGTCTAGTCACCAAGGGACTAAAGAGCCAATGGACTGCACAGGTTAAGCAGACTGCTGGCTCTATGCTTGCCCAGACCGATTGGATGGTGGTCAGGAAGGCTGAACGCAATGTCGCTATATCCGCAGATGTGGTCACAAAGCGTGCGGCTATCGTGGCCGAGTGCGACAGGCTAGAGTCGGCGATTGCGGCTTGCACCACAGTCGAGGCTTTGATTGCGGTAGTTGGTAACCAAAACTGGGGTGAATAATGTCATCCGCAGATCAAGTCAAAGGACAACTTGATACTCATGAGGCAGTCTGTGCTGAACGCTATGCAGGCATTAACGCTAGGCTAAAGAGACTAGAACAGATTCTATTAGGAACTACTGGGTTTATTGTAGTTTTACTACTCAGTTTAGTTCTTAAAGTAGGTTAAGATGAGTAGAAAAGTCTCAGCTGCTATAACTAAAACTACTACTACTAAAGAAGTACTGTATACAGTTCCTGCTAATAATACTGGTTTTTGGCAACTGTTGTATGTGATTAGTACTGCTGGTACTGAAACACCTAAAGTTTACTGGTATGATAAATCTAAAAATTTAGAATATTTAATTCTTGCTGGTAAAAACTTAGGAGCTGGTGATTATCTTTTATTTACTGAAGCAGTAGTAGTTATTCAAGGCGGTGACGAAATTAGGATTGAACAGGCTGGTACTAATTCTGTTACCTACACAGTTACTATAGAACTTATTCAAGAGCAAGCAATTCAATTTCACGCATAGGAGAATAATATGCCAATGGTAGACGGAAAGAAATATCCTTACACTAAGAAGGGCAAGCAAGCAGCTGCTTCTGCTAAAATTAAAAAACTCAAAGAGGAAGGATATCCTCAGAAACAAGCAGTAGCTATTGGTCTAGTTATGACTGGAATGCCTAAGAAAAAGAAGAAGGCTAAGAAGTAATGCCTACAAAGTCTAAGGTTAATCAAGCAGGTGTTTACACTAAACCCACAATGCGTAAACGTCTGTTTGAAAAAATCAAGGCTGGTAGTAAAGGAGGAGACCCCGGAGAGTGGTCAGCAAGAAAAGCACAGCTACTAGCTAGAGAGTATAAGAAGCAAGGCGGGGGTTATAAGTCTTGAAAAAAGATCCGCAGCAGTCTTTAAAAGACTGGACAGCACAGAAGTGGAGAACTTCAGATGGTACACTTTCTAAAGGAAAGAAACGATATCTACCTGATGCAGCATGGAAAGCATTAAGCCCATCAGAAAAGGCAGCAACTAATAAAGCAAAGGCAAAAGGAAACAAGGCTGGTAAACAGTTTGTTAAACAACCTAAAAAAATTGCTAAGAAAACGGCAGGATACAGATGAAAGATTCAAGACTAACAAGAGCTGGCGTTGCTGGATATAATAAACCTAAACGCACTCCTAGCCATCCGACTAAGAGCCATGTAGTAGTAGCCAAGGAAGGTGATCAGGTTAAGACCATTCGATTTGGACAGCAAGGTGTCTCAGGATCTCCCAAGAAGGCAGGAGAGTCCGAATCCTACCGAAAACGTAGAGAGTCTTTTAAGTCTAGGCACGCCCAGAATATCCAAAAAGGTAAGATGTCTGCTGCATATTGGGCAGATAAAGTTAAATGGTAGTTGACACGTACTAACTTCTATGGTATAATATTGTTATGACCTACTTACAATTAATAAATGATGTGTTAATTAGGCTTCGTGAAAACGAGGTTAGTACTGTTAGCCAGACTACTTACGCTAAAATGATTGGTAAGTTTATCAATGACATTAAGCGTGAGGTAGAAGACTCCTATGACTGGAACTCTCTGACGGATACCCTTACTGCCACTACTTCTTCAAGCCTATTTAACTATGTCTTAACTGGCTCTGGGGTCCGCTTCAGGGTTTTAAATGTTCTAAATGACACCAGTGATTGGTTCTTAGAGAACCCTACTGGGTCTTGGATGACTGATCGTTTTCTCTTTGGAACGCCTGAGAGCGGGTCTCCAAAGTATTATAGCTTTAACGGAGTAGACGCTAACGGAGATACTCAGGTAGATTTATACCCTATTCCAAACGGCGCATACAATATTCGTTTTAATATTATTAAGCCGCAGGCTGCTTTGTCCTCAGCATCGGATGTCATTAAGGTCCCTAGTGAGCCTGTCCTCTTTGGTGCTTATGCTAAAGCATTGGCTGAGCGTGGAGAAGACATGGGGCAAAACAGTTCAGAAGCTTACGCTTTATATCGTAAGTCTCTAGCAGACCATATTGCTATTGAGGCTAGTAGGTATCCTAACGAAACTTTATGGAATTTAGTATAAGTGGCTAAACCGCTTAGTGCAGTATCAGTAGCAGCTCCCGGATTCTTTGGTCTTAATACTCAAGAGTCTGGAGTTACTCTACCGCCCAACTTTGCTTATGAAGCTACTAACTGTGTAGTGGATAAGTTTGGGCGTATTGGTGCTCGTAAAGGTTGGACTAAAGTTAATTCAGCTTTGAACACTGACTTAAGTACTAACAAGATTCAAACAATATACGAGATAGTAAAAGAAGATGGGAATGTGGTTATATCTGCTGGTAATAATTATTTATTTACTGGTAGAGGAACTCTTACAACTGCTGTAGTTCGTAACAGCACAGACAGTGCAAACTTATCATATACTATTACTGATAACCACTGGCAGATTTCTTCTATTCCTTACGACACTGGATTAAACTCATCTTCTCATGCATACTTAGTACAGGCAGGACACCCTGCTTTAATTTATCACGAGCTTGGCGCAACTGCTCATGCTCATACTGGTAGCTACGGGTTTCAAAGATTAGCAGATATTGGAACTTTACCTAGTGGTTTTAGTGCATCTACCTTTACTCCTAACTGCGCTCTTGGTGCATATGGACGGATGTGGTATGCTGATATTACTGGAGATAAACAAACTGTTTACTTCAGTGATCTACTAAATGGTGATAACTTATCTACTGGTTCTTCTGGTAGTTTAAACATTGCTTCAGTTGTGCCAAACAATGACCCTATTGTAGCACTAGCATCACATAACAATTTTTTAATTATCTTTTGTAAGCGTAACATTTTAGTTTACTCAGGTGCAGATGACCCTGCTACACTAAGTTTAGCAGATACAATTAAAGGTATCGGCTGTGTAGCTCGTGACTCAGTTCAGAATACTGGTACAGATATTGTGTTCTTGTCTGATACTGGTGTGCGTAGTTTGCTTCGTGTCATTCAGGAAAAGTCTTTGCCATTTAGAGACTTGTCTAAGAATGTTCGTGATGATTTGATGTCGTATGTAAACACTGAAACACCTAAGTTAATTAAAAGTGCTTACTCACCAAACGATGCATTCTATGTTCTGTCTTTACCCACTAGCGGGTTATCATATGTGTTTGATATGCGTACTGCTTTAGAGGACGGATCAGCACGAGTAACTACATGGACAAACATTAGTCCTACTGCTTTATGTGTTACTGAAGCAAGAGAACTATTAATTGGTAAAGCTGGGTATATTGGTAAGTACGGTGGGTATGCTGATGATACTGCTAGCTATCGTATGATTTATCACACAAGCTTCTTTGACTTTGGTGAATCTACTGTAGTTAAAATTTTAAAGAAGATTAATGTTATTGTATTTGGTGGAGCAGCTCAGAACTTTATTGTTAAGTGGGGCTATGATTATGGTGGTTTGAATTATAATTCAACTCTATCGTTATTAAATGCTACTGTTGCTCAGTATGGTATTGCTGAGTACAACACCACTGCAGAGTATGCTGGTTCAGAAAACATTAATCAATTACATACCTCTGGTATGGGATATGGTAAAGTATTACAGGTTGGTTTTGAGGTTGAGATTTTAGACAGTGCAATGTCTATTCAAAAGTTTGATGTCTTTGTTAAAGGTGGAAGGACTATCTAATGAGTAATTACACAAAAGCTACGGACTTTGCAGCCAAGGATTCGTTGGCTTCTGGTAATCCTGCAAAGATTGTTAAGGGCACAGAAATTAATACTGAGTTTGCTAACATTGAGGTTGCTGTCAATAGCAAGCTTGATGGTACTTTCTCTGCATTAAATACTTTGATGTCTGGAAATACTCTAACTAATGGGACTATCAGTGGCGGTACATATTGATCCTGATGATAAAAAGGTTCCTGTCTGTGTTAGAGATGAATATATTATTTACATAGAAAGAGTTGGACTAGCAAACTGGATGCACGCTGATGTTATAAAATGGACACCAGCAATCTTTAAAAAGTTTGATAAAGATTTAGATACTATCTTTGAAATGCATGGTGGTCCAATGTTCATTATGATTAATAAAGAAAATAAAAAGTTACAGAAGTTTGGAAAGATGTTTAGCTTCTGGCCCTATAAAGAAGTACAGTGTTATGATGGTATTACAAGACTTGCATTCAGGAGAGCATAATGGGTGATATAATTAATGCAGTATCGGACGTATTTGGATTTGGTCCATCGTCTAAAGCTGCAGAAGCGCAAACACAATCTGCAGGAATTGCAGCAGCAGGTTCTGAAGCCGCTGCTCGTATTGCTGCAGATGCTGCAAAGTTTAGACCATATAATGTTCGTACAGCATTAGGTGGTGTAACCTTTGGAGATCAAACTCTTGGGATTGATTATGACCCAGCCTTAGCTGCATATAGGTCTGCTTTATTTAGACAAGCTGGAGCTGTTCTTCCACAAGATATTGCTGCAGCAGAAGAGTCAGAATATCAGAAGCTTAGAACAGCAGCTGCACCGGGAGTCCAACAGCAATACTCTCAGCTTGGTACAAGTCTTTTCCGTACTGGTAGACAAGGGTTAGATATTTATGGGTCTAATCCAGAGTTGCGTGCATTTCAGCAAGCGCAGATTGATAAAGAAACTCAGTTACGGGAGCAAGCTAAGGCTAACGTAGCAGGACGAATAGCGCAATCTACTGGTTTGTTTACTTCAGGTGTTGGTGTCGAGCAGGCAATGCTACAGCCTCTTGAGATTGGCGCACAGCTTGGTGGAAGATCTGCAGCTGCAGGAGCTACTGCTGGTGGTTTCTTACTTAAAGGTGGTATGGAGGCTGCATCAGCTCAAGCAGCGGGTGCTCGTCAGGCTGGTTTAATTGCAGCACAATCCCAACAAAACTTGTTTGGTGCGCTGCCTACTTATAAAGATGTTCAAGCACAGGGCGGTTTTGGTTCTTACTTTGGTAACTTGTTTGGTCCTCCAGCTGGTTCAATAAGCAGTACTTATGGTCCAATAGGTGGAACAACAGATAATCCGTGGTACGGTTAAGGGGCATTTATGGCTAACGGTCAATCATTATTAGGTACAATGTTTCAGACACCTGCAGAGGTTGAAAGACAACGACAGCAACGTCTATTTGAACAAGCTCGTCAGTCAGCTGCTCTAACACCTGAGCAACAAGGTGCGTTTATTGCTGCTCGTTCTGGTCAAATGACTGGACGTTTACTGAGCGATGTTGCTGGCTTTGAAGATCCAGAGTTAAAGAAAGCTCGTGAGCTACAAGGCATTGTAAACGAAGTAAAAAATAGTTTATCTGCTGCAGACCAGCAAGACCCAGCGAAAGTGTACTCAGCACTAGCTAAGCGTGCAGGAGAGCTTGGATACACACGAGAGTCTATGATGCTGGCTGATGAGGCTACTCGTAGGTCCAGAGAGTCTGAAGAGTTTGGAATGAGGAAACAAGAGTTTGACCTTAAGAAACAAAAGATTGAACAAGGCGAATTAACTAATATGATCACCAAAAAAGGTGACGCTGTTATTCAAAAAGGTGGTCAACTCTACGTTCAAAAAGTTGATGATGAAGGTAAGGTAAGTTTAGAGCCTTATAAGAAGAGTACTCATGGTGCGTTTGAAACCAAGTCTGAATACTCAGGTGCTGGGGCTGGTGGTGGTGTCATAACTAAACCAGTATACAACCCCGGTGGCATTGTTATTGGATACGACATTCTTGATAAAAACGGTACGTTCTTACGAAGAGAATTATTTAAAGACCGTGGCGGTAAAGGCGAAGCAGCATCAACTACACCTGCCCCTACTCCTACTCCTTCTAAAAAAGAAAGACCTAGCATAGGCTCAGCTTTGTTTCCTTCTAGAGGACAATAATGGCAGTCGCTAATATCTTAGCAGCTAAACGTGCAGGATATTCAGACCAAGAGATTGCTCAGTATCTTTCTGAACAAGCTGGAGCTGATTATCAAAGCGCAGTATCGGCTGGCTACAATGACAAAGAGATAATATCTCATTTAAATAAACAAGATCTTTCCTTTGGCGAAGCTTTTATGGCTGGCGCTAAAGCAGAGGCTTTGTCTGAGGTTACTGGCGCTAAGCAGATAGTAACTGGAGAAGTTAGCCCGGAGCAAGTAGAGAAAGAAAATTTAGCTCGTCAAGCATTTCAAGAGCGTCCTATTGCTACTGGCTTGGGTATGGTGGCTGGAGGATTAATCAATCCGTCTACACTAATCCCCGGCTCTTTGCTATTTAAAGGAGCTAAAGGACTAGCTACTGGAGGCGCTGTAGCTGGGGGCGTTTCTGGAGCTGTCCGTCCTATCTACACAGAAGAGGATATGGGACGTGGTACTGGCGCTGTCGTAGGCGCTGCTGCGGGAGGAGCTTTAGGCTTTGGTCTAGGCAAAGCAGTAGAACGCTTTGGGTCTAAGGCTGGCAAAGTAGAAGCTGATAATATTCCTACTCCTAAAACTAGAGAAGAGGTTGAGGCAGAACTTCCTGCAATTACACCCTCTGATCAGCAAGCTTCCCTGCTTTCTAGGCTCCCAGATGCAGACCAAGCTGCAATTGACAAGGTTCTTTCTAGGTACGAGGACGTAGACCTACTCCCCAAGAAAGCTTTCGATGAAATTGCAGATGCCGTGCAAAGTACAAACCCAGAAGCTGCTGCCTTATTCAGAGGAGCTAAGGAGCTTCCAGAGGCTAAGACCGTAGAAGGCCAAGCGGCTTTATTAAAGGCTGACGTGGCAGACCCTATTGCACAGCAGCAAGCTGCAGTAGTTAAAGCTAGCTTTGATCAGAAGGCTGCAGTCAAAACTGCTAAGGTATCTGAAGACCCAATTGCTGAGTCCTCTGCTTACTTAAAGGCAGAACAGACTGGTGACTATAGGGATTTCCTAACTGACCCTGTCCGTAACTATCCACTATCTCCAACTCAGTTTGCTAAGATGATTGCTCCTGAGAATCCCTTCAAAGGACAGAATCTTAAGACAGCCTTAACCACTGACGATAAGATGACTGATGCTTTACAGCAACTTATTGGACCTACCTTTGGTAGATTTAATAGAGAGAAAGCATCAAAGACATGGCAACAGGTAGAGATTAAAGGTGAGTCTGTGCCTTATGAAACAGCTGTGTCAGCTTTTGTTAATCGTAAACAAGAGGAAGTCTTAGGTGCTGAGTTAACTTCTAGAATATCTAAGGCACTAGCGTCTGAGCTAAACCAGCTTGATCAGCTCAAAGAAGTAGCTAGGCTAGCTAAAGAACAAAACAATGAGGAGATGTACGCATACATTGCACAACAGTTCTCCAAAGTAAATGCGTTGGCTTCTTCGTTAGATGGTAACATTAGTAATCTAGGAAGAGCACTGGCATATACTAAACAAGTTAAACAAATGATTAATGCAAACGGTACACTACCGCCGTATCTTGGAGGGCTTAAGTGTTAAAAAACCAAGACGCTTGTAAGAAAGCTATTGATGCATACTTTGATGCTATTCGTAGTATTGATAACTTAAACCTAGATGAAGGTACAAAGACAGCGATGAAGGCAAAGGCTACAAAGGAAGTAGCTACTTCTCCCGGCTTTCGTCAGCGTATGTCAGAGATTGTAATCAATTCTTTTATTTCATCTATAGGCACTCCGTTAGTTAACCTATACTCTACTGTCTTTAAAGCTCCATTCATTATTGCAGAACGTGCTCTTCTTGGTTTGATGCCGGGAAACAAAGTTAAACTTGGAGAGACTACTGCTATGATGCGTGGCTTCTTTGATGGTTTAGCAGAAGGAATTGCTTTCTTAAGGCAAGGGTGGTCAGAGGGAATGCCATTAGATAAAACAGTGGTAGATGCTACGTCTGCCTTTGGTAGGTCTGTGTCCTCTGGTCCAATTGAAAAGGCCGTTGCTCCTATTGTAACTGCACCTACTAAAGCTGCTGTTGCAGTGGATGAATTCTCAAAAGCAATCTTCCGTAGAATGCAACTAAATGCTAAAGCATATCGTATCTCTCGCACAATTCCTGAGAATAAACTCAATGGTAAAACACGAGATGAGTTATACAACTCTATTCGTACAATTGATATTGGTGACCCAACTAAGATAGGCACTAATAGGGTTTGGCAAGAACAACTAAAGAACGTATCTCCAGACTTAGCTGACGAGTTAATTAACTTTTCTAAGATTCAAACCTTTCAGCAAGATTTAGGTGAGATTGGTAACATGATGCTCAGAGCTAAAGCTAAAGTTCCTGAGCTTGTGTTTATTGCACCGTTCATTAAGACACCTATTAACATCCTCAAGGATGCTCTGTCTTACACCCCTGCTAGTCTCTTTATGAAATCATTTAAAGGACGCAGAGATGAGGCAGCTGCTCGTTTGCTTATTGGTGTTGGGCTTGCAGGCATGACAGCAAAGGCAGTAATCGATGGTTCGTTAACTGGTAGCTACCCTAAAGAAGCTGGACGCAGGGAGGCAATGATTGCTGCTGGTATCCCTGAGTACTCTATGAAGATAGGTGACCGTTGGTATTCATACTCACGTATCGAGCCTTTAGCTACTGTGTTAGGTGTTGTTGCTGATGCCACTGAAACAGGGATTGACTACCTACGCTTACCAGACAAAGATAGAAAGACAGAGAAAGTAGCAGTAGACGCTGTTCTTGCTGTTACTAAAAACCTTACATCTAAAACTTTCTTAGAAGGAATTACTGGGTTCCTGCAGGCAGTGCATGATCCTGATAGATACGGTGGTTCTTATATTAATAGCTTTGCTAGTATTCTAGTTCCCGGAGCTGTGGCTCAGTTTGCTAGAGGCACTGACCCAGTTGTTAGGGAAGTCAATAACTTTGCAGATGCGCTGCAAAATAGAATACCCGGATTGCGTACTTCTTTACCAACTAAGTATGATATCCTTGGTGAAGCTAGAGAGAACCCTGCATATGGTGTTGGCGGTACGCTTGGTATAGCTACCAAAGAATCAGAGCAAACACCATTACAAAAAGTAATTCAAGAAACTGGATTTACTTACACAAAACCAGAGAAGAAGATTCGTGGTGTTGAGCTAGATGAAACAACTTATGAGAAGTACTCTAAGTTATCTGGCGAGATGGTCAGAGAAGAGCTAAATAATCTTATTGCTGACCCAGAGTTTAATACCTACACACGGGCACAAAAGAACTTCTTACTTAAGAGAGTAGCTGAGCGTGTCAGAACTGCAGCAACTAATATGATCTTTAGTGAGAAGATGGAAACTGACCCAGAGTTTGAACAAGAATTTGTTCGTCAACGCTATAAAAGCAAAGGTGAAGAGGTTGAACAGGAATGAGCGAACCAGTCACCCAAGTGGCGAAGACTGCTGTTGCTGGGATTCGAGAAGCCCTAGCTGTAGGCAAAGAACTTGAGTCGGTCACTAAAGACATACAAGAGCTAGGTAAAGCAGACCTTCAAGCAAGAGCTGCTTATCGCCGTAAACAAAAACAAAGACCAAAGGATACGGCTGTCTTCTCAGCTGTAGAAGAGTGGCGTGGAGTCTACGAAATTAAAAAGATAGAAGAAGAACTAAAGCAAGACATCATTGCTAAGCATGGTCAAACTGCTTGGGATGAGATAATGATTATTAAAGATAGAATCCTGAAAGACAACAAGGATTTGACTGACGAGTATGGCAGAGATCTCCACAAGCTAGCCATGCTCAAGTGGTACTGCTTTATAACTGCCTTTGTCTTGGTTAGTTTTTTCTATGTGCTTGGTTATAAACCTTAAGGACTACTATGATTACCCTGCTTTCTACCCTTGTCTCCTTCTTAGCTGGTGGGCTGCCTAAGTTCCTAGACTTTTTCCAAGATAAGTCTGATAAAAAACACGAATTAGAGCTAGCCAAATTGCAGATGGCTAGGGAATTGGAGATGGCAGAGAAGGGGTTCCTAGCTCAGGCTAGGGTAGAGGAGATAAGGACTGACCAAATTGCAATGCAGACTGCAGTTCAGGAGAGAGAAGCCCTATATGCTCACGACATTGCCATAGGACAAGGAGCCAGCAGGTGGGTCATAAACCTAAGAGCCAGCGTCAGGCCAGTTATAACCTACGGTATGTTCTTTATGCTGGTGATGGTCAATGTGTTTGGGTTCTTCTATGCTTGGAAGCAGAACGTCCCATTTGACCAAGCCTTAAACTTACTTTGGGATGAAGACTCAGCCATTATTTTCTCATCTATCATAGCATTCTGGTTTGGGTCACAGACTTTCAATAAGAAATGAAAGTATCTAAAGAATGCATCGAGATGATCAAGCACCACGAGGGCGTAAGAACACGCAGCTACAGGTGTCCAGCTCTTCTGTGGACAGTTGGGGTAGGTCATGTCATAGACCCCAATCATATCAGGGTTCCTTTTGAGGAACGTAAAAACCTCGCAATACCCAGTGGATGGGATAGAGTCCTGTCTATGGCTGAAGTCAACGACATCCTCGCCAAAGACTTGGTCACGTTTGAAAGAGGTGTACTACGACTGTGTCCTACTGGCCTTACTCAGTCTAGGTTTGATGCACTCGTCAGCTTTAGTTTTAATGTGGGACTTGGTAACCTCCAGCGTAGCACCATAAGACAGCGACATAACCGTGGAGACTTTGAGGGAACTGCAGAAGCTTTCATGGACTGGACGAAAGCAGGGGGAAAGGTCCTCCCCGGACTTGTTAAGCGCAGGAAGGACGAAGCAGCATTATATCTAAAAGCTGACAAGCAATCTTAAGAATGCAAAGTCTATTACAACATACCTCTCCTCTTCTATAGTTTCTACATACTCAAAACCAAACATCAATCCAGATATAAAAATTAAGTCTATAGTCATATTAGATCTCGCAATGTCCAGCTACACAGGCTAG